GAATCAGTAGGTGGTGTAATAGATAATTTAGTAACTACAGATGAAGAAAAGCTTGATGCAAAAAGAAAGCTTAAAGAATTAATCATGAACCATGAGGTTCAGATGGAAAAACAAATAACTGACCGTTGGACGGCAGATATGAATTCTGATAGTTGGTTAAGTAAAAATGTAAGACCTATGGTTCTTATTTTTTTAATAATATGTACTATGATATTAATTTTTATTGATGCTGGTGCAGTTAAATTTGAAGTAGAAGAAAAATGGACAGATCTTCTACAATTAGTATTAATAACAGTAATAGGTGCTTACTTTGGTGGAAGGACCGCTGAAAAATTTAAAAAGAAATAGTTATGCCTGCAAATATGAAAAAAGCCGGAATGAAATATAAAATGGGTGGCTCCAGAAAAAAAGTAATGTCAAAAGAAAAAATGGGTGATACTGGTTACATGTATGGTGGTTCAATGAAAAAGAAAAAAATGAAAAAAGGTGGTAGTCTTAAAGAAATTCCTGCTGGAAATAAAGGTTTACCTAAATTACCTACAGCTGTACGTAACAAAATGGGTTATATGAAAGATGGTGGATCTAAAAAAATTCCTGTATATACTCGTGGTGGACAACGCGTTCCTGGAATGTATCAAACTGGTGGTAATGTAGCTCAAGATAAAAATAAAAATACACTTGATAGTTTATTTAATAAAGGTGCAAAAACATTAAAAAATTTAACATCTGATACAACTAAAAATAAAAATGCTGGTGTAGTTATAGGTAAAGAGCGTATGAAACAACATAAAAAAATGTATAACTCAAATAAAAAGAAATAATTATGTTTAGTTTTAGAAGAAAACATGCCATGAAAAAATGGAAATCAGATACTCCTGATAAATTACAAATGGGTGGAGATCCTAATTTAGCTGCAGCTCAATCTGCTGTAACTGGTATAGAGTCAATGGATGATGGCTCAAATGCATCTGGACCTGCTCCTTTAGAAGGTGCTGTTAATATGGCCTCTAGTGCTGCTAAAAAAATAATGAAAACTGGTGGTATTGCTCCTGGTAAATTTCTTAGACAAGGTGGAGCTACAGGTAGAAAATTATTATAATGGCTTTAAGAAATACATTTGTTTTTAGAAGTAACGGTAAAAAGAAAAGACCTGGAGTTCATAGTAAAAACTCTAGTAAATCTCAAACTGGATATAAAAAGCCTTATAGAGGTCAGGGTAGATAATTATAATATCATTCCTAAACTAAAAGCAATTACCATCATCAATACGTAACATATATTTGTAACATTTATCTTCATATAAATAAGATACAAAACAGATGTGAAATAAAAGTTACAGGAATGTTAAGATTTTGTTAAATAAAAAGGGACCATTACAGTCCCTTTTCACACATATGGAGGTATTTGGTTTTAATCACCTCTTTCTTTAACAAGTGCCTTGATGATTATAAGATAATTTATGGCATCTCCTATTTTCTCATCTAAAAGCTCATCAGTAGGAACTTGTTCGGGACATTTGCTTATAATATTTTTGATTGACTCAAAGTGTTTACAAGCATATTCCCATGCTACACCTTCTGGTGTACTTTGAAAAGAAAAACCCACTCCCTTTCTAAATGATTGGAATACGTCTATGTCAGTAGCATATTCGTTCATTTTATGATCATAGGTTTTTCTACTTTTCTCAAAGGTATCTTCAAGAAGCTTTTTGAACTTCTTAATTGTCATCTAATTCCAAATTTTCAAGGTTTGGCATTTCTGTGTTGATCATATTTTCATCAACACCTTTTTCCAAAAGAACATTTTCTGGAATGTTTGGCTCATTGTTGAGCTTAATAATGGTTTTTTCTGTCATTTTAAAAAATTTTAAAGTTTTGTTAATTCATCACCAAAACATTTTTTCATCATTCTTGTTAATCTTAACTCAATCCAAGTAATGATTTCAATAAGTGATGTAAGAAATAGGGCTATTGCCCAAAAGAATATAACGAGTACAAGTAATATTACTCCACTCAGGAATTTAATGCAATTTAATAAAAAATCTTTAATTTTTGTCATAACTTAAAATATATATCTAATTTTATTCCATGGTATTGTGCTATCATGTTCTCTTATAAATGCATCTATAAACTCTTTTTTAATTTTATGTTTATATCTTACATTTTTTCCACCATATTGAGAAGTTTTTCCTTCTTGCATCTCTGGTCTCCAAAGATCTTCTTCTTCTTTTGTTCTTCCATCTATGATGTTATTAAAATGCATATCCTTATTATGTGTTAAAAAGATACATTCAGCAAATATACCAATTTTATTTGAAATATTATTGTTTATTAACGTGAACAGCTCTTCATAATCATCTAACCATCCTTTATATACTATAATAGGACTAAAATTAAGATGTACATCATAGCCTGCTTCTTTAAACTTATCAACTGCTTTAATCCTTTCCATTATTGTAGATGTATTTGGTTCATGCAGTTTACGTTTATTTTCAGGCATCATGCTAAATCTGATTCTTATTTTTCCTTTTGGATTATATTCAAGTAATTTTGGGTTAACATATTTAGTTGCAAAAGTTCCTAAAATATCATCATGATTTTTAAAGAAATTAAATATTTCTCTCCAATTATGATATTTAGCATGAAGAGCAAAGTCTTCATTACAACTTATGTCATAAGTAAGGTATTCTGGATGTGTTTGATTTGGTTTTTTTACTTCATGTTTTGCAAATACAGCATGTGTATTTATTTCTGTTAAAATCTGACTAGTATTTTTAGCTATTGATAAACCTTTTGGTTTGTGTCTTTTCATATAACAATATGAACAATTATATAGACATCCCCATCCAAAGCTAGGAGATATAAAGTCTGAAGATCTACCTGATGGTCTAATCTTCAGACTTTTTCTTGTCACTTCTTCAATCATATTTTGAATTCTTCAAATGTGTCATACTCTTGAGCCTCTAAATCAGCTTCAAAATCTGATCCTGTCATAACAGCTTGACTCCAAACTCCTGCAGCTTCTGGACTAGGTATATGTCCATTACCATTTTCATCTACCCAGTTTTTATCCATTTGATGTAAACCAGCTTGACTTAATAGTTCTGCAGTCATAAATTCATGAAACTTAACTTGATCACTCATCCATGTTCTTGGATGTGATTTCTTAAAAGAATGTGTAACATGATTATAAAATGTCCATGCATTATTAAGATCTGCTGAATAATGATATGATGGATCTTTCATTTCTGCTTTAATAACAGAAACTTGTGATGCATCAATAATTTCTTCATCTAAAAATAATCTGCCCACTAATTCAGCTTGTTGTTTTTTAGGTAAAAATATTTTTCTCATCTGATTTTTATCATCAATTAACTTAGTATAATACTTATTAGCTGATTTAATTTGTGAACTTATTTGAGTATGAATATCATGATCTGCTTTACCTGTATGTTTTCTAGCATAGTT